GGGCAGGCGCATCACCAGGGCAGGCGCATCACCAGGGCAGGCGCATCACCAGGGCAGGCGCATCACCAGGGCAGGCGCATCACCAGGGCAGGCGCATGTGATTGCTGCAGTGAGTTACTGAACTCTATCGTTTCGCTTTGCCTATTGACGGCCGCGTCAGTAGCGCGTAACTTAGCGCCATCGACAACGCACCTGGAGCCACCGACATGCTCGCCTTGATCCTTGCCGTAATCGTCATCACCGCCCTGTTGCTGGGCCGCGCCATCGCCCGGTTTTTCAACGTATGAACGCCCGCCAGTCCACCGAGTTCGGCCCGCTCGCACGCTTCGTTATCGTTGCCCGCCATCTCGGCGAGATTGTCAACTGGGTTCAACCCAGCTTCGCGGCACGCGGTAGCTTTGAACGCGCGGACACAATCGACGCAATGCACTGGCAGGTGAAGCAATGGAAACAGAAAGGGTATGTCGTGACAGTTGAACGTCCCGGCCCAGCTAGTAACAGGACTGCACGCCATGCCCGATAACGCCACACAAACCGATGCCGTCGCCTTGCATATCGGCAGCCTCGCGAACGCCACGCTTGAACCGCTTACCGATGCGCCGCATACCGACGGCGCGCACGTCACCCTCGACGCTCGCAACGTAGACCATTGGAGCCGCAATCATGGCCACTAATAATCTGGCGTTGAGCGCATTGCGCCACCACGTAACCGGCGCGGTAGAACGCGGCGAATCGGCGGCCGTCGATTGCCACGAAACACCCGCCGGAAGCATGCGGCGCAGACTGCCTTGCGTACCGTTCCGCGATGTTCCGCGCGGCATTATTCGAGTGCAACGGCAGTATCTGGCGCAAGGTATCGACGCGTACGGCTGTCATGCACTGGCCGGCGGGACCGGAGCGCGCGTTCTACTTTGCGATGCGCGACAAGTGCTACGCCGAGCGCATGCCGTCATGACCCCGCGCCGCTTCTGGCAACGTTACCTTCTGACCATGCTCGCGATCCAAGCGTGTACGGCCGCCACCCTTTATCTACTCGGAGTATTCAGCAAATGAGTTACCGCATAACGTCGCAGCGCGAAGCGCGCAAGATTTTCAACGAGGAAGTGAAGCCGGCCGTCGTGGCGCACTACGGCAAGAATGACCGCCCCGCGCTGGATGAAGCGTGGAACAATTGGACCGACATGCTTTGCAAAGAGGGCCGCATTAGCAGCCGCGCGTATGACACTTGGACGAGGAATTAAGCCATGAGTTACGCCAAAGATTGCGCCGAGTATGCCCGCCTCGCCGAGCGCGCCGGCATCGACCAGGTAACGGCCGATGCGATCCGCAAAGATGCGCAACGCTTGCATACGTTCTACATCCAATATTGCAATGGTGATATCGAAGTGGATGAAGCGGGCAAAGCGTCGCGGCCCATCATCCGTCGTGACGGCAGCCGCACCTACTATCCCGCGCCGAACCCCGAGCCCAGCGCGCGCAAGCGGATCGAAACGCTTTGCGCCGGCATCGGCGCCGAACGGCTGGAGATTAATCGCGATCCGCGCGGCTGGCCGGTTCGCTACACGGTCAAGGGCGTCACCCTTTGCCCGCCTTGCCGGTATCGCTAACGTGCGCACCTACCGTTGCCGCATTGCCCGCTTTCTCGATGGACACGTGCAATATCTGCCGTTCATCGGCCCCTTTGATCGCATTCCGCACGGCTGGTCTATCGTCTGCCGTCGCGTCGCCACCAGGAGTAACTGACCATGAGCGCATTCCACGTTGCCCGCCGTACGCGCGGCCGCTGGTACTACATCGCGGACAATACCGGCCTCGCTTGGACGCGCGACTTGCCATCGGCCCGCGAAGCTTTCGCCGCATTGCGCATTCTGCGCGCTATCGCCCATTCACCGGAGTAATTGACCATGAGTACCCTAGATCGTTTCTACGTTCGCATGCGCTTGTCAAAGCAAAACGGATCAACGCCCGCCGGGACGTGGTGCGTTCTTTCCGACAAGGGCCGCTGCACATGGGTGCGCCGGACGGCCTTGCGTAAAATGGATGAAGTGAGCCGTGATTCTAAGTTCACCGATCCTTATGACGCGTTCGAGGTCGTAGCCGACTGAGCAGTTCACCAGGTCGAGCCGTCCGCCTAGCGCGGACGGTTCCGCCGGGCGACTTGCCCGCTTAACGTGGAGTGGCTCCGATGATCGTTATCTATGACGCCGACAACATTGCCGTTGCGCGCGGGAAAAATCTGCGGTGCATAAAAGACCGAGCGCGCCGCATGGGGTGCGGGCAAACAACACTGCGCATCATCGGTGCCGACCTGATTGTGACGTTTCCCGACCGTAGCGCATGCGTTGCGCCTTTTGCCGATCGTAAAGTGTTGTACGCATGGGCGCGCACGTTGGTGAAGCGCAATCCCGGCCGATTCTGTGATTCGCGCGGGCTCCCCCTTTGATTGACCGCCAGCCGTTGCGCCTTGCACCAGGGCGCAGTTACGGGCGATCCGTCCCGCTTAACGTGAGGTGACAATATGACCGCCACGATACTGCTACACGCCTTGGCGAAAGGCGCGACGGAAGATTGGCAAGCGGACCTGATTACCGCTCGGCCGGATACGGCGGCCGGACGCGCGGACGTTGCTAAGGCTCGCGTATGGGCAGAGTCAAACGGGTTTCACCGGCTCACCGAAACGCGCGTTATGGACGGCGCTCTGCCGAATTTCGCGGCCACCATGCGCTGCTAGATTGACCGCCAGCCGCTGCGCCTTGCACCAGGGCGCAGTTACGGGCGATCCGTCCCGCTGCAATGGGAGTGCCTACCGTGCACCTTTACCGCGTCAACTACTCGCGAGCCGACGGCCGCGCGAGCGCTTGCACCTACGCCACCTGGAGCGCGGAACAAGCGCTTGTTTTGCACGCGCGTTGCCATCCGTGCGAACCGGCGCATAACGTGGAGTGCCTACCGTGATCCTGCTAACTCAAGAAACTATCCGCGCGACGCGGCAATGGTTCGCCGATAATGAGCACGCTTGCATCGCGGAAGCGCAAAGCGGCACCGTGCGCGTTAACGATCTGCCGGCCTACATCGCTTGGCGCGAGGAAAGCGCGGCCGCTGCCTTGCGCGGCGAGTACGATCATTCCCTAACGTTCCTGCAGCGCGCGACGTACATTCAAACCGGCGAATGCCCGGCGTTGCTGCCGTGAAGCTGCAAATTATCGCTTGGCGCGTTGCCGGCGCTGGCGTTGTGTTTTCAGAATGGCAGTACGCCCCCATTACCCGCGAAGATCTCGCACGGTTGGCGGCAGACGGATACTTCGCCGAATACCTTTGCGTGCAGGTATGACCGCGCCCGCCTACGTCATCACCCCTTATCGCTACGCGAAGGGCAAACAATGCGTGCGCCCGGCCGCCGATGGTAGCGGCTGGAAAACGCGCGCCGCGCACCTGGCGGAAGCCTGCGGCGGCCGCTGGGTGCACCGTGCCGGCGGTTACCTGCTATCGGCCGCTGGCGTCGCACGCTTTGAACGCCTGTACGCGGCGGGCTATGACGCGAACGGCTTCACTGGCAAATTAGAGGCTCCGCCCGATGCTCTTTAGCAAGCGCAATTTCAGCGGCAAGCGTACGCCGTTCCCGCCGCTACCGGCCGGTCACTTTTTCTGTCCGAAGTGTGCGACGGTTCGGCCGGCAGCGGAGCGCGCGAGTCACGCCAGCGTGATCTGCAAGCGATGCGTAGCGGGCAGCCAGGCGAAGTCCCGCGAAAACCGACGCGCCAAGGGGCTTGCCCGCCGGTAGCGCGACCAAATCAGCGTCGAGCCTCGACCATCGGTGCTCTGACCAAATCAGCGTCGAGCCTCGACCATCGGTGCTCTGACCAAATCAGCGTCGAGCCTCGACTATCGGTGCTCTGACCAAATCAGCGTCGAGCCCATATCGCCAGAGCACCCGCCGTCGGCGCGAGCTGAGCGTCTTTGAGCCTCGGCGCGCGTATAGCTGCGACACGGGATGATGCTTCTCGCGTGTCAGGTAGCCGGCCAGCCACATCTCGCGCAGGTTCACCGCGATGCGCCGGGAATCCAACTCCAGCTCCAAGGCGATCTCGGCCGCGGTGCCTGGGCCGTCTTTCAACACTTCGAGCAACCGCGGCCAGAGCGTCACCCCGGCATCTCCGCGTCGAGATGATCCGGCGCAACCTCAGTGAACCAGCCGCCCGGCGGAAAGCTGCTAAATTGGTACCAACCTTTCAGATCCCACTTTTCGAGCAATCGATATGCTCGGTTTTCGTTGATGCCGAGCCTTTCAGCCGCCTCCGCTACGTCGAGGCGCAGCACGAGCCGGTACGCCGGTCGGCGTAGCGTCGCATACAGATCGATCTCATCTTGCCGTTTGGGTTGCATCTCAGTGCCCCGTCTGCGCCGCGCTGTAGGCCCGCGCGACTTCGGCTGCGGTCGGTAGCGCCAGCAGGGCCGCCGCATCCTCCCGCACGTAGAGTTTCGGCTTGGCCGCGTCGGGCATCACCGTGTTATTCACGCGGCCCTCCTTGAGCGCGGGGTGTAGCAGGTAGCCCAGGCCCTCGACCAGCTCGCCCTGCAATCCCAGCGCCACGCGGTGCGAGGAGTTGGCCAGCAGCCGCTTGAGCATCACCGAGCTAATCCAGCCGCCGCGGAAGCCCGGCTCGTCCTGATCGACCGCTTCCAGAATCTCCTGCTCCGCCGGGCCGCGGCTGGCACGTATCGAAGCCTCCGTGCTGCTCGTGCGCGGGGCGCGCGGGCTCTTGCTGGGGTCGTAGGCTGGGGGAATCTCAATCGTCCAGAGCATGTCCGCGATGATGTGGTATCCCGGCACCGCGCCAGCATACCCGCCATGCCCCTTGAGCCAATCGACGAGATCGCGGAAATAGTCCTCGGTCAGCCCGTCGCGCGCCAGGTCCGCCGGATCTTGCTGCGCGGTGTAGAACGGGGCGATGCGGCGCTCGTGGCGGTTCTTGCGGATGCCGTCCTTGTGATTCGTGAAGAACGCGAAGTTACAGCAGATTTCCCGCGTCGCCGAGTCGATGCCCTTCAGCGTGACTTCCTGTTCGTCGCTGGTAATCATCTCCTTGAGCGTTTCGAGGATATTGAGCCGCTTGTCGGGAATGTAGATCTCATCGACTGAGACGAAGGTGCGCCCCGCCATCCAAGCGTTGAAATCGTTGTCGATATTCTTGGCCCGGGCCGTGTGGCAATACTCGCGCCCGATCGCCTTGCGCACAAATTGGGAAAGCATGCTTTTTCCGTTTCCCGTCGTGCCCTGCACCAGTGGCGCCCATTGGAACTTGAGCCCCTGCCGCTGGACGCACGCGGCGAGATAGTAGGCGAGGATGCGCTGGTCTTCCTCGTCGGGCAGCATCTTGGCCAGGTGTTGCCAAAAGCGCGTCGAGTCACCCGCAGCGCGTGGCACATCGACTGGCACCCACGTATTCACCAGTGACCGCCCGCCCTCGACGACGATCACCCCTGGGCCGAGCAGCGGCCGGAAGCACGTCGAGTCGACGCGGGGGAAGCGGAACGCCTGGCTCTCGGTGAACGCCTCGGCCGCTTTGCGCGTGGTACGCTCGTTGCCGTGGTCCATGACGAAGGTGCGACCGCCGAAGACGCGATTGAAGCGGGTCGCATCCACGCGCATGCCGGTCGGCAGCATGAACTTGTCCTCATCCAGCACGTAGACGCACCCGGCGAAAAAGTCGACCTGCTCGGCCGGCGACAGGAACGTGCTATCCGTCACCGGCAGCGCGCCGATGGCGACGGGCGCGGCCTTGACCGCCTCGGCAAACGGGCTCGTGCTCGGTGGCGCATCGGCCAGAAACTCGGTCTGCATCGAGCACGCCTTGCGGATCGTGCGCGGCAGGTAGTCGTCGCGGTCGTCCCATTTGTCGCGGTGCAGCGCGCTCGCGCGCATCAGCCGCTCGATCCGCGCCGCGTCATTGCCCGTCCAAAAACAAAGATGCTGCGCCAGGGCAGCATCCGCGTTCGACGCATTGTACGGATCGCCGGCACGATCCGCGGGGAACGCCTCGCCAAGCACCGTCGCGTCAGCATCCCAGAGGTCGACGAAAGCCGCCTTGCTGCCGAAGACACTCGCGCCCGACTTCGAGCGCACCGCCCGAGTAATGAGCATGTCGTCATCGGTCGGCCCGCGCCACTGCGCCACGGGCGCGTCGCTCCACCAGCCCGCGTCAATGTCGCCGTTGCCGCCGGTTGCGACGGGAAAGTGGCGCTGCACGTAGGCGCCGAGATTGGCCGGCGCATGGCTCGCGTCGCCGACGGCATTCAGCCCGGTTAGCGCAACGAAGCGCTTGGACGAATAGAACTCGGTGTGCAGCGTTGCATTGCGGCTGCCGTGCGGCGGCACCGGCCCCGTGCCGAAAATGTGGAGGCCGCGCCCACTGCTCGATACCTCGACGGCGCACCCGGCCAGCTCGGCGCACGCTTGCTGCGCGACGGCGCTCCATGCGGTGCCGTCCCACGCCGAGTCGATATCGTGGAACCAAAAGGGGTCATGCTCGGTAAACACGAAGCCCACGCCGTGCGACGGACCGAGTGCCGGCAGCAGCGCCGCGGCTTCATGGAAGTACACCCAGCTCTCGGGGTTGTGCGGATCGGCAACAGTCAACGTGCGCGGGTCGATCGGCTTTTTCTGCGTCTTGACGCCATCCGGCACCAGGCGATAGAGAATAAATTGCCGATACGCGCCAAGGGGCGCCAGGGCAGGCGGCAAGACTTGCATGGTATCCCCTGATTAAAGTGCAGCAATCCTGATAAGCGCCCAGACTACGCAGCACGCGCAGATTACTCCAACGATTCGCTCCAGTCGGGTCACGACGGCAGCCCCGCGCACGCCCGCGCCCGCAGCGCCTCGGGCGCCTTGAGGGCGTAGCGGTTGCCGTCGACGAGCCCCTGCAGCACCACGGACAGGTTCTCGTGCGCCACGGCGTAGCGCATCAGGGTGCGGCGGAACTCGGTCATGGTGCCGAAGTGATGCGAGAGCAGCGCCTCACTCACGCCGCAACGCTGCGCGATCGCCGCCCGCGACACGTTCATGTAGCCCTGTTTCTCGGCGAGCGCCAGGGCGGCCTTCAGCAGCTCCTCTTTGCGATCCTTCGGCAGCCGGCGGATACGTTCTTTCATCGTTGCGTTCCTATAGTAACTGCGCGCAGCCTAGCGCTTGCTGTCGGGGGCGTCAATAGGAGACCAGCACGTCCCCTCGGTGATCTTGAACGTAACATGCATTGACGCGCTGACCGACATCAGATGTTTTCGACAAATCGAGCCGTTAGGCAACCTTCGGTAATGCACGCAGCCATCACAGGTGCGCGAGTCAACGTCGTAAATCTTCAAGCCGCAATCGACGCACCAGCTACCCTTTTCGCCCTTGCGGCCTCGCGTAATGATGTGCTTGCAGCTCATAGCGTCCCGCTCCCCGTAGCGAACCCAGCGTCCCCGCCGAGCGATGTGATGAGTGTCGCCCATGCCAGCTGCGCGACCTCCCGTTCGGTGCCCGTGTACCGCCAGTCGCCGGCCTTGACCTCGCGTGAGAGGAACTGGCCGATCGTCGTGCCGACGTGCGCAGGCGTGATGAGCACTGGGCGCACCCCGATCAGATCGGCGCTCTTGATGACCTTGTTCATCGCCGCGGTCTCGTTCGCCAAGCCGTAACGAATGAACCGCCCGGTCTCGTCGTACATGCCGCCGACGTTGTTCCGCCAGAGCCGCGCGCCCACACGGGGCGCCTCGGCGCGCACCAGGTTCGTCACGGCCGCCTCGCTCTTGCCGCCGACCAGCGGTGCCTCGTTGCCCGCGCCCAGCCGCTCGCGCAGATCATTCAGCGCGGCGACCGGCACGTTCCAGCGCGCCGCCCATTCATGGAGGACGGTCATTTCGCCGTCCAGCGAACGAACCTGTAGAAGCCGCGCCGCTGCTCGCCTTTCGCCCCTCGACGGTACGTGATCGTGATGCGACCCTCTTTGATCGCGCGACGCGACGCAGCGGCCACGGAACGCGTGTCCGAGCGCAACCAGTGCGCAATCTCTGTCGCCGGCACGCTGCGCGCCAGCGCCTTTACTGCGAGAACAACGTCGTCTGCGCAAATGCCGTTACCTACCATCTCGATCTCTCCTCTCGCATATCCATCGTCAATTTAGGGTTCCCATCGCACCATTTGCTGCCGCGGCGATGCGGGAAGTAGTACCCGCAGCAGCCCGTTCGATCCGGGCGACCGGTCTTGTCGGGCCGCCCCAGTTCGTTGCGCTTGCGCCAGTAGTCCACTCGCAGCAATCCCTTGCCGCAACTCTTGCAGCGCTTTGGCCGCTTATACGTCTCGGGCTTGAAGCGCGTATTCTGCCGCGCTTGGCAAACCGCGCGTCGGCAGCGGCACGGCCAGCTCATGCTTCGGAAGCGGGGACAAAGCGTCGGCCTTCATACCGAGGGAAAGCCGCTATCGCCGTCGAATAAGCTTCGCGCAGCGTCTCTCCTTTGAACTCATGCAAAGGCTCGCCGTCCCAAGTCAGTGAGACCACGTAGCCGTCCACTACGTAAAGGGCCTCAACTTTGGTATGCAAATTGTGCATGTTTTCGAGCCAATCAATAATCTGAGTGTCGTTCATTTCCACATCCCCCGCAGCACCCGCCGCCACCAAGGCAGCGGCTTGTACGCTTTGCTGAAACGAAGCATCGCAGCGGCCGCTTGGTCCGCTGCGAGCTTCTGCGCGATCAGCTTGTTCGCCAAGTCGACGGCGGCCTGCTGCGCGCTCGACAGCACCAGCGGCGGCAGCGTCAACGGATGATACTCGCGGTACTCATAGACCGACTCGTCCCATACGTTCGGGCAAAGCAACCAGTCGCCCTCGCCGCCCCGCAACCGGAACTCGATAATCTCGCCGCGCTCGAAGGCTTGCTTAAGGGGATTGCCCATCGTCATCTCCGGTAATTACCGCCGACTTTACTCCGCGCTGACGGTGCCGTCAATAGCGTTTCGTTCCACAATTCGCGCATGGAGCAATTCGGCCTCGGCGCGGCCCAACGCTTGCGCGCTCAGCACGTCGCAGCCGAAGGTATGGTAGAAGCGCCGCATGATCTCCGAGTCGCCTTGGCCCGTGTCGCGCCGCCGCCCGGCCCAGAGCGCCAACGCCGCCCGCATCTCATTCTGCGCATGCTGCCGCTCGACATGGCGATTCTTGACCGCCTGCGCCGCCGGCCCCTCCAATCCGACCGGCACGCGTGCTGCGCCGTCGATCCGCGCGACCTCACCGCGCAGCGCAGCCAGCGCCGCCGGGTCCAACTCGGCCAGGTCGCCGTCCACATACTCGGGGGCCGTGCGGTTGCTTGGCAGCGGCCTCGCGCCGCAGTAGGGGCATGCGGGCTGGCAGCGTTCATAGGGCGCCAGGCACTCGGGGTTCAAGCAGGTCAGCAGCGGGATCTCGTCGCCGGGCTTCGGCTTGGCGCGGCGCTCGCGTCGGTCGAGCGTATGGAAGCGGATCGCGTCCGGCGGCCGATGCCGCTCGACGTTACCAACGTGGTCGATGATGAGCGCCTTGGGCTTACCCGATGCCGCGATAACCGCCCGTCGCTGCGCATCGTCGTAGGTATCCCAACGTGCCATATGCTCGTCGGCTACCATGAGCCGCAGCGCCCGGCCGAACTGCTGGTCGAACAGACCTTTGCTCTCCGTCTTGCGCACCATCGACACGACCTCGATCGCTGGCAAATCGAAGCCTTCGCCGAACAGATCGACATTGACCAGCTGCAGCAATTCGCCGCGCCGGAAGCGCGAGAGGATGCGCTGGCGCAATAAATCCGGCGTCTTGGCGCTGACGACTTCCGCCGGTACCCCCGCCGCGTTATACGCCTTGGCAATCTCGGTCGCGGCTTCCACGTCGACGGCGAAGGTCACCCCGCGCTTGCCGGCCGCGAACTTCAGGTAATGCTTCACCACATCCCCGACGATCCGCGTCGAGCGATGCACCGCCGCGCGCAGCTTCGCGGGCGAGAGGTCGCCCATCGCCGTCACGGGTACGTCGGAGTAGTCCACATCACTTGGCGGCGCGACGACACGGTAATCCGTCAGATAGCCCATCTCGATCAGCTGGCGCATCGTCGGCCCTTCGACCAGCGCGTCCGCCAAGCCATCGTTGCTCCACTTGCCCGACGGCAATAACACGCCTCGGCCGAGCCCGCAGCCGTCCGACCGGAAGCCCGTCGCCGTGACCAGCAACCCCCGGGCATTGGGGAACATGGCGATACCGCGGCCCCATTTGTTCTCGCGCAGGAAATGATGCCCCTCGTCGCCGACCCACGTCTGCACCTGACCGAGCCAAGGGTCTCGTTCGTTGAGACCGGGGAGTGAGTCAATGCCGACCACGCCACAGCGGGCGTTGGGGTCGATATAGCTGCGGCCCAACTCGTCGAGGTGGATACTTGCTGCATCCCGCGCTACCGACTTCGGCCCGATGACGCGGTGCCTCACGCCGTTGCGCGCGAGTGCCAAGCTCATCTGTGTGACCAGCTCCCGTCGATGCGCGATGGCGGCGGAGGCGCCGCGTTCGCGAGCGAGGATATTGGTGAAAGTTATGGTCTTGCCTGCCCCTGTCGGAGCGATAGCCATCACGACTCGCGCGCCGCGAGACCAAGCGGCGTCAACATCGTCTTCGAGTTGCTGCTGGTACGGTCGGAGCGTTGGCATAAATAACCCTATTGACAGTGCCGATAGTATGCGAGTACCGTCAGCATCCGTCAACACCCAAGCCCACGCAAGGAGAGTCAGATGCAATTCGAGATCACACTGCACGGCAACGAAACGCCCGAGCAGATCAACCGCTGCGTTGCCGCCCTGAGCGCCTACGCCGGCAAGCCCTCCAAGGTCGGAGAAGTAAACTTGGAGCTGCGCGTCAACTCCGACAACGCGATCCTCGAACTGGAGAAGTTCAAGCGCGCGGTCGGCCGCCTTGACGTCCTCGAAAGCGTCGGCGAGAAACTGGAAGTCGAGCTGGTCGAAGCCGAAACGCTCGCCAAGCTCGAAGCCGAGAACCCGCAGTTCGGCAAGCAGCCGCTGCCTGCTGGCGCCCAGCCGTTGCCGCCGGGTGCGGAGCCGACCGACCTCCCTTTGGCCCCTGCGGCTGCCGCACCATCTATGACTGCCCCCGCGGCTCCGCTTGTTTCTTCCGTGGCGCCGCCGCCCCCGCCCGGCTCGGTCGAAACGGATAAGAACGGCCTGCCGTGGGACGAGCGCATTCATTCGGGCAATCGCGCCAAGATCGCCGACGGCAGCTGGCGGATGAAGCGCAACGTCGCCCCGGAACTGGTCGCCGAGGTCGAAGCGCAACTGCGCGGTCAGGTTCCCGCACCGAACGTCCCTGTGACGCGGGCGGAAGCTCCGGCCAATGGAGCGCCTGTTCCCGCACCGTCGGCCCCGCCGCTGCCGCCCGGCCCCCCGGCGCTAACCTTCGGCGTCGTCGCGTCGCGTATCGGTAAGGCCGTGACGGCAGGCACCCTGAGCGGCAATGTGCTCTCGGTGAAACTGGCCGAACTGGGTTTCCCGGATGGCCTGCACACGGTCAACGCGCGCCCCGACATGTGGCAGAAAATCCTCGACACGCTGGGAGCCTGAGATGCGCACCGATACCGAGAGGCTGGACTTTTTGCTGCAAGCCATGGAAACGCAAGACGAAGCCGCGGCCGAGCGCGTCCAAGGCGCTCTCATGCTCGGCTTGAAAGGCCGCGCTGCGCTCGACGCGGCGATGGGCGCCAAGCTCATCGAACCGGGCGAGCCGATGCCGGAGCTGACCGCGATCGACCTGGCCACCGCTGAGGTCGGCCGCATCCGCAACGTCAAGGGCTTCAGCGAGGAGCGGGACGATCTCTACATCGACGGCGAGTTGGCGGATGCGGCAGCCTGCTACCTCATTCGAGACGCCGGCGCCTACTGGCCCGAAAATTGGGACCGGCGCGGGTGGAAGCCCAGCCCCGATGACCGCAAGAAAGAGCTGACCAAGGGCATCGCGCTGGCGCTCTGCGAGCTGGATCGGCTGATCCGTGCGGAGCGTCGCGCATCGCTGGAAATGCAGGCTGAGGTTGCCCGCGAGATGGCCGAGCGCGCGTGCGAACCTGAGAGCGAGCCGCGCGCGTTCAAAGCCGGCGATAAGGTTCGCGTCGTCCGTCGCGCACTTTGGGGCGGCTGGATGGACGAGATGGACGCCTTAATCGGCCGGGAGTTCGCTCTCACCGAGGACGCCGCGGCCGATGGTGAGTCGCCGATCTTGGCGTTCATCGAGAACCGGTGGGTGCCCATCGAATCCCTGGAGCACGTCGATGGCTGACCACGCGGTGTTACAGCCGAGCGCCGCGCATCGCTGGGGTGGCCCGGCGCCGTGCGCCGGCAGCGTGGCGGTAGAGGCCGCCATCCCCGAGGACGAAGAGAGCGAGGACGTCCGCCAGGGGCACGCGGCGCATTGGGTCTGCCAGATGCTTCTCGTCGCCGGTTGGCTACCGGACGTTGGCGAAGTGGCGCCCAATGGCGTCGTCATCGACGTCGAGATGCGGGACGGCGCGGAGTTGTACGTCGGCTATATTCGCGGCGTGCTCGGCAAGGCTCCCGAGCACGTCGAGCAACGCACGCTTGGCGGGGCGATCCATGAGGCTTGCTGGGGCACGCCGGACGCCGATCACTTCGAGGGCAATATCCTCGACGTCTTTGATTATAAGTATGGCCATCGCTACGTGGAGGTCTTCGAGAATGAGCAACTCATCTGCTACGCCGCCGACCGTCTCGCACTTCTCGACGGGCTCGGGGACCAGCTCGTCCGAGTGCGCTTCCATATCATTCAGCCCCGCAGTTTCCATCGCAGCGGGCCCATTCGAGCCTGGGAGTGCAAGGGGTCCGATCTTCGACCTCTCATCAATCGACTTCAAGGTGCTGCCGCTGCCGCTCTCGCACCGGGGGCTGCAACGACTGCAACGCCGGATAATTGCCGAGATTGTCGAGCGCGTACTCGATGCGACGCTGCGCAGGCAGCGGGAATGGACGCTTGCGCAGTGGCGGGGACTTCCGTTCCCTTCGATCTGAGCCTGTCGGAAGCCGCGCGTTATCTCGCGCTCGTCCAACGTGCGCAGGGCCAACTCACCGCAATGGCGACCGGCTTGGAGGAACAACTCATCAAGGCGCTGCTGAAAGGCCAACACGTTCCGGGCTTTGCGCTTGACTCGACGAAGCCGCGGGAACGTTGGATCGGCGACGTGTCCGAGTTGTTCACGTTGGGCGATCTGTTCGGCAAGGATCTGCGCGCCCCGCCGCAACCGATCGGCATCGCCGCCGCTCGCAAACTTGGTATTGACGAGTCCGTCATTAGCCAATACACTGACCGTCCAAAAGGCGCGATCAAACTCGTGCCGATGGACTTCACCGCCACTAAAAAGGTATTCGGACAATGAGCAATCACAAGACAGACGTACTCCTCCCCGTCGGCCGCCTCGTCATGGGCTCGCTGACCGAACCGCAGACCACCGACGCGGATGGCAACCCGCTACTCATCAAGAGCGGCCCGCAGACCGGCCAGCCGCGGACGAATTACTTTTTCGCCGTCGCCGTGCCGAAGAATGGCGCTGCGAACTGGTGGGATACGCCGTGGGGCGCGAAGATCCTCGCCGTCGGCCAGGCCGCCTTCCCGAACCAATGCCAGTCGCCGAAGTTCGCCTGGAAGATCGAGGATGGCGACTCGACCGTGCCGAACACGAAGGGCAACAAGCCCTGCGATCGCGAGGGCTTCCCGGGCAACTTCATCGTTCGTCTCGGCAGCGGCTTCGCGCCCAAGACGCTGACCGCCAACGGCAGCGCCCCGGTCGACCCAGCAACGATCAAGCTCGGCCATTACGTCGAGGTGCTGTGCAACGTGGACGGCAACGGTAGCGCGCAGCAGCCAGGCATCTACATCAATCATCAATTCGTCGCGCACAGCGGCTTCGGCCCGGAAATCTACGTCGGCCCCGATCCGACGAGCGTCGGCTTCGGCCAGGCCGCGCTGCCGCCGGGCGCGACCACCACGCCGGCGCCGGCGCTCAATGCCCCCGCCGTACCCGGAGCCGCACCGACGCCCCCGGCGGCTCCCGCAGCGCCCGCCACTCCGGTGCCGACCGTGCCGCACACCGCGATCCTCGCCGGGCCGCCGGCCATTCCGACACCGCCCGTCGCCAAGCAACGCGTGATGCTGCCGGCCGCGCAGGGTGCGACCTACGAGGCGTTCATGGCGACCGGCCAGTGGACCGACGAACTGCTCGTCCAGCACGGGATGATGCAGGCGTAATTGGGCGGCGGCACTTCACCCGGCTCGCGATGAGCCGGGTGCTTCTTTCAGACGGAGCAACACGCCATGAGCCTGAATTGGTTTCAGATTCAAGAAGCATGGGATGAAGCGCAGGCTACGATCCGTCGTGCCGACCAAGCGACGCGGTACGCTGCTGAACTCGCCGCCGGACGACTACGGATGGCGGAAGTCGGCCCCCGCGCGCTACGCCAGCTCAAACGCGAGCTGCAAAACTTCAATTCCGTCACGGGCAAATGGCGCGAATGAAAACCATCATCGCCGGTAGCCGCGCCGAGAAGCGATTCGGAACTGTCGTTCGTGCAATTACCGGGTCTCATTGGGGCGGCAGCATCACCGAAGTGGTCAGTGGTTGCGCCGACGGCCCGGATCAGCTCGGCGAAGAATGGGCGCGATGCCGCGGGCGCCCCGTCCGCCAGTTCCCCGCCGACTGGAAGCGCTATGGGAAAGCTGCCGGCCGGCAGCGCAACTTGCAAATGGCCGTCTATGCCGATGCGCTCATTGCCGTGTGGGACGGAAAGAGCCCCGGCACGCGCCACATGATCGCCACCGCAGAACGCATGGGCCTGAAGGTATTCGTGTACCGCACGGACTTGGAGAATTGAGATGGCGCAATTGCCGCAAGCGGTATTGAAAGAACTGGTCGAACTGAAACTCTGGCGCGATGAAGCTAGTCTCGCCCAAGCCGAAGATGCGCACCCGCACGCCCGTGAGGTTGCGCGGCGCATGCAAAAACGCGTTGAAGATCGGCTGGCCGCGCTCCACCCTGACGACTGCCCGTTTTGACCATCGAACTCATCGTCCCGAAGGTGCGCATCGAGCGGCCAGTGCATCCCGAGTGGGCGCGCTGGATGGCTGAGAGCGCCTACACGCATGCCGACGCCCGCCGCGAACTGGGGCTACCGAACGGGACGTTCTACCGCCGCATCGCCAAGGAACCGACGCTGATCGACCGCCTGGCGATGCGCTCACTTTACGAAGGATTGCTTCCGTATGGCTCTGACGCGTAGCTGGGAGGCTCGATTGCAGAATGCGCTTTTTGAAGCGCTTAATTCCGGCGAGCGTGTCGGATGCGAGGCGTCCGCCGACATTCGCGTTATTTTTCGTACCGAAGCCGCATTGCATATCTGTCGGCTCGCGAAGGCGATGGGGGCTGAAATCGACGCTTCGGTTCGCGATGCTGCCGAGGTTGGAGCATGACCCATCTCGCCGGCACCAAACTTCGCGTCGGGCTCGGCTACTCGACGGTGCGCCCGAGTTTCGACTTGGAGACGTACAGCGAGGCGGGTTTCGAGTGGTCGGAAGCCGACGGCAAGTGGCTCAAGACGGCGACCGCCGCGAAGGGCCGCGGCGGGTTGCCCGCGGTCGGGGCGGCGGTCTACGCGCAGCACCCGACGACGGAAATCCTCTCGATGGTCTACGACCTGAAAGATGGCGCCGGCCCTCGGCTCTGGCTACCGGGCCAACCGTTGCCGGCGGACTTCTGCAATCACATCGGCAACGGCGGCGAGATCGAGGCACATGGCGCCAAGTTCGAGTTGTGGATCTGGGAGCACGTCGCGGTGCCAAAGCACGGCTTCCCGCGCATCGACCCGGCGCAGCTCTATTGTTCGATGGGTAAGGCCCGCGCGTGGTCGCTGCCGCCTGCCCTGGCCGACGTCGGCGACGTGCTGGGCATCGAGCACCAAAAGGATGCCGAGGGCAAGCGCCTGCTCGACAAGTTCAGCGTGCCGCGCAAGCCGACCAAGAAAGATCCGCGCAAGCGCATCCGCCCCGAGGAAGATCCGGTCGATGGCCCGCGGCTCTACTCGTACAACGCCCGCGACGTGCTGGCCGAGGACGAAGTGAGCGCCGCGACGCCCGACATGCCCGCCGACCGCCGCGCCTACTGGCTGCTCGACCTGGCGATCAATCGCCGCGGCATTCCGGTGGACCGCGCGGGCGTCGAGAATTGCATCGTCGTGCTGGAGCAGGCGCTCGAACGCTACAACGCCGAACTGGCGGCGCTGACCGGCGGCGCGGTCAAGAAAGCCTCCGAGGTGCAGCGTCTCGTCGGGTGGCTTGCGGGGAAGGGGTGTTACGTCGATTCGCTGGACGAAGAGAACGTGACGGGGAAGCTGCAAGAATTACGCGCACTACTCGGCCGAGCGGAGGCCGCCCCCGCTGAGGGAGCGCCGTTACCTGACTTCGATTATGACAATGAGATTCCATTCTGAGGAACACCTGAATGAAACACCCCTATGCAAATCGGCCAGTTGCCGCGACGCATACATGGCTGACGCCGCCTGAAATTTTGGATGCCCTCGGTGTCTTCGACCTCGATCCGTGTGCGGCTCCAAGTCCTAGGCCTTGGCCGACTGCGCTGCGTCATATCGAACTGCCCGAGGACGGCCTGCATGCCGAGTGGAGCGGTCGGGTATGGCTCAATCCACCGTTTGGCGAACATACGTGGCCTTGGCTTGAAAAGATGGCGGCGCACGGCAACGGCATCGCACTTGCTTTCGCGCGTACCGATACGGCTGGCTTTCACCGCTCGGTGTGGGGCCGGGCTTCCGGGGTGCTATTTCTAAAGGGGCGCCCGCATTTCCGCCACCAAGACGGCACGAAAGCCAAAGGTAATAGCGGCGGCCCGATTGTCTTGATTGCCTACGGCACGTATAACGCACTGGTGTTGCGGGACTGCGGGCTGCCAGGCTACGTCGCATGAACCAAACCGACCTCAAAGCCTGCATTCGCGCGCTGGAGATCCGCCAGGCAGTCGGGAGCGCCAGCGTCAAGAAAGTCTACGCGTTGCGCGGCCAGATGACCGCCGCCAACCGGGTGCACGACCTGTTCACCGTGGACGGCGCGAGAACCGGCCGTCCGACGGGTAGCGGGCCGCAGCCCACCAATTTCCCGAACTCCGGCCCCGAGGTGCGCCAGTGCGCCCATTGCGGCCACTGGCACCCCGCGCTGCGCGTCGCCTGCCCGTGGTGCTTCCAGCTACGCGGGCCGGCCAGCAAGGCCGAGGAATGGAACGCGGCGGCGGCCGAGGATGGCCTGGCGGCGATTGCGACGCGCGACCTGGACTTCGTTGAGGGCATCTGGGGCGATGCGCTGGCGGTCATGGGCGGATCGCTCCGCTCGCTGCTCTGCACCGACGAGGAGCACGAGTTTATCTGCTCGGACTACTCGGCGATCGAGGCCGTCGTGAACGCGATGCTGGCCGGCGAGCAGTGGCGCATCGACGTATTCCGCACGCATGGCAAGATTTACGAAGCGTCAGCGGCCGAGACGTTCAAGGTGCCGCTGGCCGAGCTGCTGGAATATAAGCAGACCACCGGCAACCACCATCCCCTGCGCAAGAAAGGCAAAGTGACCGAACTGGCGCTGGGCTTCCTTGGCTGGATCGGCGCATTGCGCGCGATGGGTTTCGAGGGCGACGACAACGAAGCGCGCGATCTGATCCTGCGCTGGCGCGCCGCGAGCCCGAACATCGTCTTCCTCGGCGGCGGCCAGAGCTGCCCGCAGTCGACGGCCGCATGGCATCAAGCAGCGGTAGCCGTCGGCGGCTTGGTCAATGCGGGCGAGGAATGGGAATGGTGCCGCGCGCGCGCTGACGGCGTGCCGCCTTGGAAGGGCGTGCCGTATCTGCATGGGCTGGAAGGGATGGCGGTGCTAGCGATCCAGAACCCCGAGACGCAGTACCCAGTCATGCGCCTGGACGGCGCGTTCTCGGGGCTCACGATGTACGTGCATGACGACGTGCTCTACATGTTCCTGCCGGACGGTAGCTATATCCCCTACCATCGGCCGCGCCTGCAGCCGGGGAAGGACGACTGGCGCGGACTGCAGATCAGTTACGAGGGGTACAATACGAACCCCAAGATGGGCGCCTACGGCTGGTGCGCGATGACCACGTACTCGGGCAAGCTGCTGGAAAATGCTTGCCAAGCGACGGCCAACCGCATCCTACGCCACGGGCAGCACCGGCTCGAAGCCGCCGGCTATCCCGTCGTGCTGCATGTCTACGACGAGAACGCCTCCGAGGTGCCCAAGGGTTTCGGCTCGATCGAAGCCTTCGAGGCCGAGATGAACGTCATGCCGCCCTGGGCCGCCGGTTGGCCGATCAAGGCAAAGGGCGGCTGGCGCGGGCGGCGATACCGGAAGTGAACTGGAAGCTCAGGGATATGTGAACGGCGCGGTCGGCACGGTGTACGCGCTACCCGTGTAAAGGGCGGCGCCCTTGGTGACGCGGAACTCGTCTATGTTGCCGATCCAGTCGTTACCCGTGCCTTGCGACGTAATACGCCCAATGCTCGGCAGCGGATTTCCCGAGGGCCGCACGATAGTGCTCGATGACGTAGATCCCAATAGGTTGCCCTCGGCGTATAGGCGAATCGAAGTGGAGTCAATGCACATCGCTACGTGTTGCCAGGCGTTCGCCACGATATGCGCACTTCCCGAATTGAAGGAGATGGGCGCACTCGTGCCGTTGGATACCGTCGCGACGAACTGGCCTAAGGAGTTTACTTGCAAGAGCAGATGATACCCCGTCGTATTATTGGCCGCGGTTACCGACCCCCCCAACGTGAAGATGCGACGGTCGCCCCCGGTGGTCTGATATACGAATCCTTCCACCGTGGAAGCGCTCGCCGACAGCAGATCGAAATCGCTATGGTATGGCGTACTGATTGCCCCGTTGCCCGGGAACAGGCCCGAGGCGCTGCCGAACTTCGATCGGGCCGTGCTGATAGACGCGCTGCCGAGCGGCGTCCAGATGTGCCCCACTGCATCGGTGAACGTCGTGCTGCCGTTCGTGCCATCGAAATGCAGAAGCGACACCGTGGGGCTTGCAGCTACCGTCACGCTCTGCGCACTTGTCACCGACTGTGAGTCCGCCGAGTCAACGGAAGCGGTGAAGCTCATCGTGTCCGCCGTCGTTGGCGAGGCACAGGCGAGCGTCAGGAAGCGCGCCCCCGTCGTTCCGGTGATCGACAGCGCAAAGCCGGTATCGAGCGAGCCGGACGCAATGCCCGTGCCGCCCGTCAGCGAGTACGGCTCAAGACCACCCGTGATCGGGAGGCTGGATGAGTATGCCACCCCAACGGTAGCTGCGGCGAACGTGCCGGTGACCGCCAGCGCGGCGTAGGCGGAGGATCGATTGAAAAAGGCCGGACCCATGGCGAACATCAGGCGTACCCCGCGCCGCCGCTGCAACGAAGGATTGTCCCGTCGTAATAGCAGCTAAGGAAGTTTTTCGCCGAGGCAGTTGTAACCCACGTCGGCGCCGTTCCGCCCGGAAATTTAAACATCGTGTCGAAGGTGAGCACGCGGCCGCCCGTAGCGTCTTGGTCGATCGCGAAGTTCAGCACCATGCCTTCCGTGAGATTCGTCGGATTCGACAACTTGCACGCAGCCCCCATCGTCAGCTTGAAGTTGTTCGATTTGCTCGCGTCGATAGCTACCGTCGTTCCCGAGGTCAGCGCGAAAGGCGTGACCGACTGATTCTTTGACCACACACCGAGCGTGGTGCGCAAGTACGCGAACAAGCCCGCTATCGTCGTCCTGACGCTGGTCAAGACCGTCGATACGACTTGAGACACGACAACGATCTCGGTTCCGTCGAGGGCACCGGCTGCGGGGGCGGCTGAATCTTTCAAGGCCATTTCAGTTCTCCGTAAATCTCAAGTTGAAGCCGTCTTCAGCTATGCGTGGCGTCCCATCTTCAGCTATGCGCTGCTGGCCCGCCGCCGCAATGAGTGCGGTGTAAACGAGCGAGAAGATTTGCGCATCCTCTGCGATCTCGCCAAAGCCCACGCCCCTGAAATAGAGGGTGCGCCCGGCGAAACTCGGGTCGATCGGCAGAAAATAAGCAGCGTCCATAAGCGCGAATTTATCATCCGCGGCCATCGGCGCGGCAGCCGTCCCGCCCAGCGAACGTGAAATCGAAGTCAGCTCAAATTGGTGCGCCGTTGCCGTTTCAGTAGCCGCGCCAAATTGCCCGAGTTGGGTAGTACTCCCCGTTGAGTCAGTCACCGAGAAAGCATTCGCTCCGGCCGAGAGCTGCGCACTCGTAGCATTCTCCAAGTCGTATTTTACAGTGTCGACTACCACCGGCTCACTATCCACTGTGGCCGCTGAGTCGATCGTTCCGATTGTCGACTCCATAACGATCTGCAATGCATTTTGCCAAGTCGCCAAACCGTCATAGGAAACCTGCACGTTGCACCCGCGCCAGCTATCGCTCCCATAGCTTGCGGCCGCCGCAATGTAGACCCCGACGCTATCCTGCGGCCGCTGCGCCGGCAGATTCATCGGGATGAGCGTGGTCGGACCTGAGTACGGCGAAACGGGAGGCGTCGGGGCATTGCCGAGGATAGCTTGCACGTTCGACGTATAGGCACTCTGACGATCGTATCGAGTGTCTAGCTTCAGATTGCCGTTGCCGAGGATCAGCTCGTCGAGCACATACCGCTTGCCCTGGAACTGCAAGGGTTCGCCAGCAGCCAAGCTCAGATAGACGTCTGAACCGGCAAACGGCGTGGAATACTCAAGTGTCCCCTCCAGTGTGGCGTATGCGACCTTCAATGCCTTATCGACCGCCTTCGCTGCGTCGTCAGCCGCCATAACGACCGGGATCTGAAACGACTGGTCGCCGATGGCGATCACGTCGACGGCACGTCGCTCTGCGGCTACGTCGACAACGGTGTAATTCTGCGCAGGGTCCATGTAGCTACCCACGATGCGTCGAGGAAACTCGGTGCTTTGGTTGCGCAGGTTACTGACGATGGCGCCGTTGTTAGAGTCGTTGCCTTCGATCAAATCAGCGCGATCGACAACGACAACCGCATCCTCCCCGTAAAATTTGAAGCGCAACTTTGCGTCATACTCCGAAGCAAAACCGAAGTCCGCCTGGAGCAGCGGTAGCAGGCAGTCTGCCGCATTAGCCTGGCGCGCGATTGGGTAACCCATTACGGCTACCGAGTCCATGTCCCCGAGATCGAAATCTTCAGCGCTCAGGCCGCCGCGCAGGCAAATGCGCTGAATGATGCCCGCCAGTGTCGGGATGCTGCCCCCTGCATGGACCCGACTAATACGAACGGACGCACCGCCTATATTGTCCGAAACGGGGAAATCACTCAGCCAAGCTACGTAGGTTGAGCCTCCCGTAATGTAGAGGGGCGAGGCGGCTTTAGCCGCGGCGAAGGCCGCCTCTTGGGTCGTCGCGAAGTCGGTGAAATACAACGAATCCGCACCGTCTTTTGACACCGCAATACGATTCGACCAATTAGCCTTGTTCGTGAAAGTGTCGTACCGCCAGCCCCGGTACCGCATCCCGTCGAACACTTCCAACATCAAAGTATCCGTCGGGTTCAGCTCGTAGGTATAGCTGTTGCCCGGAGTCGGCGCGGATGACCCTTGTAACGCGTCAAAAGCCGTATCGGCCGTAAGCAGCTCGGTGAAGCCCGATGAACTGGAAACGACGAACTGAAAATTCGGAATCCGATCGCCCGCTTGGCTCACGTCGAAACTCTTGAATACGGCAATGCAACTTCCGCGATAGGCGGCTGTGTTGCCGACTCCCGTAATCGCTTCGAGCGTAGGATGCGGAAGCTGATCTTCGCCCCCAAAAAGGAAGTCAACATTGGCCTTCCATTTATAGGAATCGGCCAGCATGCCCGACCCGGGTCGCACGTCATAAACGAGCTTGCCGTCTTGGATCACCATCAGGATCGAATTGATCGTGCTATCGCGCAGCTCGCTCGACTCGCACACGAGAATCGCGAAGTCCTGCACGGCGGTATAGGTCACCGCGACCGTGCCGCTACCCTTGCCGTTGTCCTTGTGACGAATCTGGCGACGCGGCCCAACCTGGCAGATGGTGCCAGCAATCATCGCCGTGCCCTGCACCCACGCGATCGGCGCGCCATCCGTCGCGGTCTGCTGCTGGCCGTCGCCGATCTTCGGCCCATTGATGTGCGTCGGGTCGACCGCGCCGCCGATCATGCCGCCGATAGCCATGCCGAGCTGCGCGCCGGCCGGGCCGCCGAAGTACGCGCCAATCGCGCCGCCAATGACTGTGCCTATCTGCTGGCCGCTCATGGACGGAATACCTCCACGATATTGCCGAACCACTCAGCGTCGACCCGATGCTCGACGACTTTTTTCACTGCAGCGTAGGCGTGGATCAGGGAACACCCTCCGTACATATAATCCCCGAGCAACGCGACGTGCGTTGGCTCGCCGCGGAAGCGCATCAGCGCCACATCGCCGGGCTGCATCTCGGACTTCGGCAATGCCTCACCGAGATTGGCGACGAGCATCCCGCGCAGTCCATCGCCCAACGGCTCGCGGCCGTAGGCTTCCAGGTCGACGATGGGCCGGCCGATGGCGGCCATGCTGACCAGCAGCAGCCCCGCGCAATCGACGCCACGCCGGCTGCGCCCCTGGTGCCGGAAGCGCACGGGCGGGTCGAGGTAGGTACGCGCCTCGGCGATGAACGCGAGGCGCTCCTGCGGCGACAGCGGAGGTCCGATGGCGCGCATCTCAGCCCACCTTCGTCGGTGACTGCAGATCGGAGCCGTCGGCGCGCGGTAGTTCCGGCTCGGCCCGCATGTTCAGCAGGTTGCCGTAGGCAATGCACATCGCCTTCGATTTGTCGCAGTCGCGCCGGATCGTGAAGAGATCGTCCTCGGCAATCGTCTGGTACGTCGGGATGACAAGCGTCACTTGCCGCGTGGCCGCGACGTACTCCTCGATCTCGTTCTCGCGGCCGGCATTGGCCCCCGTCTCCCAATGCACAACGCCCGGCACGAAGTAACCGTCGGCCGGCGACGGCAAGGTAACACTGCCGTCCCAAGCAATATCGGCAGCCGAGGCGGGAGCTGTGGTAAAGGTCAGCAGGCCGGCGCCGTTGTCGGTGTAGGCAGTCGTCGCAGCGCCGCCTACATGCATCTCGGTGATGACGTAATTCGCCGTCACCGCAACGCCCTGGGAGTCCTTGAGCTGGAAGGCGACCGTCGCCCCGTCGCCGACGCCAATCGACGCATTGGTGAACGCATCGACGAAGCCTACGCCGGCATCGGCAGTGAAGACCCGATCCGATTCAAGGCCCACCGTGCCGACCGCGCCGCCGTACCAAATCAGCGCCATCTTGCAGCGCGCATCGCCGAACTGCGCGCGGCAGGTGATCGAGGTCAGCTCGATAATGGAGTTCTGCTTGAGGATCTGGGTCAGGCTGCGCAGCTCGATCTTGCAGGTCAGATCATCGATCATCTTCACCTGGCCGACCTGGCCCGAGTTGAGGATGACGTGGCCCATCGTCAGATCCTCGTAGTTCACGAGATACTGCACGAACCGCGCGCCGTCGTAGTCGCCGCGAGCAATGCCCTCCGCGGTCACACCGTCGGCCGGATACTCGGCGAGCAGGCCTGCCGCCTCACTGCTGTCCACACTGAGATCGGCCTTCGTATCGAGGTCGAACGCGGTGTAGCCTCGCTTCGCCCGGTACGTCAGCAACCCGGTGCCGTCATCGTAATCTCGGTCGGCGTCCAGCGTGATGAGCCCGAACGTCGGCACGCCCGCCCGCTTCGGCATGACCTTGAGCAGATAGCAGATGGTCGTCGCCGGCTGCTGAAGATGCGCGGCCAACGCGGCGGGGACGTTGCGGCTCATTCGTCGAGTACCTCGATCAAGTCGATGCTGCCATTGGTCACGAAGCCGCCCGCGTTCTTGTCGTCCAGGCTGAACGGCAGGTAGTCCATATCGAAACGCACATGCACGAAAAACTCGCCGGTCCAGGTCAGCACGGCGCCGTTGGCCGGGGCACTGCCAAAGGCCACGCTGCCGTCCAGCTGCGACACGCTCGCCGCGGTGACGACGCCATTCACCTTGACCGTTACGCCCGCGTCGGGCTTGTCGATCAGCCGCGTATAGCTCCCGGCGCCGAGCGTCGAAACCTTGCGCAGATAAAATAGCGTCGTGGCGCCGTCCCCCGTGCCGAAGGGCTCATCGGTCGCGGTGAAGTCGCCCCAATCGCGGTGAAGGAAAGTATGCGTTCGCCCGCGGCAGATCAGGAAGACTTCCTTGATCGCGCGGTACGCCTGCTCCGTAATGTTGCGGAACGGCGCCGAGTATTTATGCCGGCAGATCGACCAGTCGGCGTTGCGCTTCTCGCGGCCCGAGGCGATGTTCTGAATATTCGTCTGGAACTCGGGGCCGCCCATGAAGCCGAAGCCGGGCGTAGGGGCGATCTGGATGGCGTAGAAAGTCATGTCATCCGTTCCTCGTGGTCGCCATGCGCTGCGTCCGCGCGTTGGCCGCAGCGATCTGATCCGCCGTGCGCCGCGTGCTGGTCGGCTGGACGTTGATATTGGTGATATTGGTCACGCTGCGCCCCGCGCCGCCCTCGCCAAGCGGCGTCACGCGACCCGGCTTGTCGCCCATGAGCAGGTAGCTCCGCGCGCCAATGCTGAGCATCTCGGGGCCTTTCTCGACGATCGGATGCACCGAGCCGGGGGCCGCGGGGCCACCATTGGCCAGGCCGGCACCGATCGTACCCGGGCCGGTGCTGCCGCCGCCAAAAAGCGCCACGGCGAAATTGGTCGCAAGGCTCGCCCAACCGCCCGCCGAGCTGCCCGGGGTCGCAGCCTTGCCCGACATGCCGAACGAATCGAAGAACGCTTGGATCGCCTTGTCCGCCACGAAAGCGAGCGCCTTTTTGTACACGTCGTCGATCATGCCGCCGAAGGCGTCGCTGGCCGACTTGGCGCCCGAGGCGAACTCGACGAAGGCCCCCGAGAACCCGGTGGTCAAATCGGAAACCATCTGCTGCGCGGCGGCCGCGTTGTTCTGCTGCTCGGTCATGAAGTTCTCGATGCCTGACTGGAAGCCCTTGCTCCAATCGGCATTCGCCGCTTTCTGCGCGTCATAGAACTGCTGCTGGGCGGCGATGGCCTCCTGCTCGGCCGCGGTGATCTTGCCCAGCGCGGCAGCATGCTGGTTGTCGAGAATAACGCTGGCGCCCTGCTGCAGCTTCGCCGATTCGTAGGCTTTGTCGGCCTCTTCGCGCTGCCGTCGGTAGGCGTCCTGGATCGACTCGATGCCGGCGCGCTGCTCGTTCCACTGCGAGCCGTGCCCGATGCCTTCGAGCACCCGCGCGTTCGTGCGTGCCTGCTGCTGCGCCTGCTCGGCGAGCTGCCTGTCGAGGTCGAGCAGCGCCTTGTCCGCATCGCGCTGCTGCAGCGTCGCGCGCGTCACGAGACTCTGCGCCACCGCGGTAGCGAGCAGCTGCTTGGCGCGCTCCTGATCCGCCGCGGTGAGCTTGGTCTTGCCGACCTTGAACTCCTCCTGCACCTTGATCTGCAACCGCTGCGCCTCGGTCAGCGTACTGGTCGAAGCGGCGGCTTCCTTGTCCTGCTGGATGCGGGAATTGATCTGGGCGATGAGCGACTTGTACGCCTCGGCCTCTTGGTCGATGCCGGTCTTGCGCGTTTTGGTCTTGTTCGCCAGCGCATCCAATCCGCGGCCCAGCGCCGCGTCCGACTCATAGGCGGCTTTGGCCGCGGCTTTCTGGTCGGCCGTCATGTTCTGGTAGGCCGCCGAGGACTGCAGCACTTCGTATCGTACCTGCGCGAGCCCTTCGTTCGACTTGCCGTGCGTCTGGATGGATTTCAGCGCCGCTGCCGTCGAGGCATCCGTGGCCGCGGTGTACGCCTTGAACGCTTTGCTTGCCTCGATCGCCTGCGGGATGAAGTCCTGAAACATGCTCGGCAGCGAAGCGAGATTGTGCAGCGCGGCCAGCGCATCCCGCGCGCCATAGACCTTCGTCGCCAGGAAATCGAGTGCGGGGTTCGCGCTATTCAGGATGGCCGGCGTCAGCTCGGCAACCAGCTCCGCTTGCGTCTGAGAGGCCGCGGCGGTGAGGTCGTCCATCGTCGACCGCGCGTGCGCGATCTTCGCGTCCAGCTCGCCGATCTTCGGGTCGATCAGGAACCCCAGGCCGCCGCGCGCGGTCGAACGATCACGCTGATCCTGCAGCTCGGCTCGCTTGGCGATCAGGTCGTCCAGTTCCTTGCGGGCCTTCCCGGCGGCTTCCCCCGCGCTATCCAAGCCCGCTTTTAGGGCACCCGCGTCGGGCCGAGTATTCACGCTGGCGTAGGCCGAGGCGAGGTCTTTCAGCGTCGCCGTTACGTCCTCGTTGGCCCTGGCAACCTCGTCTGCCTTGGCGATGTACTCGCCCCACCGCTTGTTCGCCGAATAGATCGCATAGCCCAATCCGCCAATCGCCGCGACGGCCAGGCCCCAAGGACCGCCGACTAGCGACAGGGCAAAAGCGCCGAAGGATTTCGCCGCGCGTCCGGCTGCGGCCGCAAAGCCGCCGAGCGCCGCTTCTGCCGCCCGGGTCTCGGCCACTCGGGCTTGCGCCGTAGCGACAGCCGTCTCGGCAACCGCCAAGCGACCCTGCGCCGCGGCGTACTTGGCGGACAACGGGCCGGCCAAAGCCATCTCCGCGTTGACCCGGGCCTGCGCCTGCGCTTGGGCCGCCAGCGCCACGCCGAGACGCTCCTCTGCAGCCTCCAGCACCATCGCCGACTGCGCCGCGGCGCCCAGTGCCTTTTGCTTGACCTGCAGCGCCAGTGCCGAGTCAACCTGGGCTTGCGCGTTGAACTTGATCTGCTGGTTCTCGGCAATCAAGGCGGCGCTGGCCGCCTGCCGATCCGCCAGCATTTTCTTCTGCGTTGCCGCCAGCGCCGCCTCTTGGACGGCAGTGTCGGCGATCTTCTTGGCGTAGGCCGCCTCGGCGGCGGCGGCCATCCGGGCGCCTTGGTACTCCTGCTGCAACCGCGTTACCCGATCCGCCCCCGAGCCGAGCGCCGTGCCGCTGATCTTGGCGAGGCCGCCGGCACCGATCAGGGTGATGAGCCCGGCGATGCGCGAGAGGTTGTCCGCGAGCGCGCCAGCACCGGCCGTCGCCACGTCGGTGAACAGGCCATTAGTGATCTCGGTCTTGAGGTTGAACCAAGCGGTCTGCACTCGATTGAGGTTGGCGTTCAGGCCCTCGCTCGCCTGTTCCCAGCCGCGCCCCGACTGCTGCAGCGCAGTGACGAGCGCCGGCAGGAACTTCGACGTGGTAAGCGCACCGGCTTCGAGCAGCTGGTCGAAGGACTTGCCGGCTAGGTCGGTGCCCTTGGTCATTCCCATGACCGCGTTCTGGAAGCGCTGCGCCGCACCGGGGATGGCCTGGCCGAGCTGCAGACGCAACTCCTGGGCCTGGATCTTACCCTTGGCGAACATCTGCTCCAACGCCAGCAGCGCCCGATTCGATTGCACAGTGCTCAGATGCAGCGACGTTGCCGACTTGGCGTAGGCGTCGAAAAGCTGCTGCTGGTCCTTCATGCTCACGCCGGCCGCGGTGGCCGACGCCGAGAGGTTGGCGAAGCCTTGGGCGGCATCCGGCAGGATCAGGCCGAGCTTGGCCGACTCATCGCTCACGAACTTGAAGGCGTCGGCAGCCTTCGTCGAGGAGCCGGTGGCGGCGATCAGGGTGTAGTGGATGGCCTGCAGCTGGACTTGCGCTTCGAGCAGCGAGCCGAGGCCCTGCTTGAGCAGGTAGAAGCTGCCGAAGGTCTCGGCGGCCCGCTTCAGCGAGAGCAGCACACTGGCCGTCTCGCTGGCTTTCTTGCTGATCGAGGAGAGCGACGAGTTGGCCTGCGCCGCGGCCTGCACCATTCCCTGCCGGAAGGCCGTGGAATTGAGCCGCATTACAGTGTCAAGCGTCGCTACGGTTGCCATCGGCTGATTCCTTTACTGCATTGATGAAGACGTTTTTCTGCCTCGCCAGCCGATCCGCTTCCTCCTGCTGCTTGCGCGCCTGCCGCTTTTCCTCGCCCTCTGGGTCCGCCTCGATCGCGCTGTACGCCTCCATCTCGGCCAATTGTGTCGAGCTGAGTCCCGCCAGCATCAGGTCGGGATGGGGGTATCCGAGTCGCCAAGCGAGTTGGAATCGCCAGGCGAAGCCGGGGCCGCGTCGGATTTTCCCTCGGTCTTGGTGACCTCTTGCGCGCCGATGGCGTTGAGCTTGGAGGCCGCCGCGTGCAACCGCAGCACCAGGTCATCCCCGAAACTGCCGATCTCCTCGGCGGTGAGCATCGGAACGCCCTTGTCGTCGAGGATCGAGCGCGCGAGCAGACCGAAGGTGTACTGCTTCATGTCCACTTTGCCGTCGGGATACGCCTCGGCCGCCCAGTCGATCTTGGCGTTAGCGGTGAGCATGGTGAGCACCACATCGCCGCCCAGCTCGGGGCAGGGCACCGGGACGGTGGCCAAATTCTGGGCTGCGGCGAGCAGCTGGTCGCGCGTGAGACGAGTCATGTCGGATTCCGGTCAGGGGAAGGTAATAGAACTCCGGCCCCGAAGGGCCGGATCGTCGCGAAGGATCAGGTGGTCGGGGCGCCCGTACCGCTCCAGACCTGCGCGCCGGACGGGCGGATGGTCGCGGTGAACATCATCACCGCGTCGGTGCCGCCGGTCACGCCGAACTTCTTGATCGTCGCCGAGTAGGAGAGGATCGAGCCGTCCGAATAGGTATTGCGGAACTTGAAGGTGCTGGTCGCGCCGGCATTGTCGCGCAGCGCATTCTGGCCCTCGCTGAGCACGACACGCTGGCCGGTCAGGGTCACCGATTGGCTGTCCTGCAGGCCCGCAATGTACTCCTTGGCGGTCGACTGCAAATTGGTCGCGTCCAGGTCCGAAGCTTCCTGAGAAACGTCGGGGATATCAGTATTCTGACTGACTTCCAGATAAGTCGTCCCGTCGTCAACACTGACTTCCAGCAGGAAGCCCTGGGTGCTGACCGCATCATTCTTGGTGCCATAACGCAGGCCGGTGTGGCGCACGATATGCGACGGCTTGCCGACGATCAGCTCGACGAGCATCACGAGGGCCAGAACGATCATGGCGTAGATGTAGGAGAGCAATTTCATGTCGAAGTCCTCGGTGGGTTAAGAGAGCCAGGCTGCCACGTCGAAGCTGACGCGATGGAGTTTCGTGTCCGCTTCGTAATCATCTGGATTGTCAGTAATGGCCCCGACATTCAGCCCCGATCGCAAGGCTACCTTAGCCTGATCGGCAAGTCCACGGGCGGCGGCATAGGTCAGCGCCCACACGTCGATCTGCCGGCGGCCGCGATATGGCCCGGCGCCGCGCAAGGTCTCGTTGTACCCGCCGGCCACGATTTGGTAGGTGATCCGCGGGCTCACGGTCGGATCCGCATCGCCGAACGGCGTCGTGGGCGCCAGCGGCGTGAGCGCGGCGACGATCTGCGTCTCCAGGTTCATAGCGGCCGGCTCCATTCCAGTTCGATGATGCCCTGCAGCGTGTTGGCGATGACCCGCACCGCCTCCGGCGCCATTTGCTCCGCCGCCGGTCGCATGAACGGGTAGGCTTTGGAACGCGACGTGCCGAACTCGACGAAGCGACCGTAGAACGCCAGCCGCTTCAGATCCACGCTGAAAACGATGTTGTCGCCCATGATGCCGCGGTCGTGCGTATAGAGCGAACGCGCCATGAGCCCGGTGACCTTCTCGGGGAACGCCGGATGGCCCGCTTTCACCAAGCGCCTCGATTCGTGCAAGATGACGTTGGCGCCCTGCCGCAGCGCTTTGCGCCCGGCGGCGCGGGCGGTCGTCGTGCCCATCCGCAGCAAATGCTGCTCGAAGACGGCGAGGTTCGGCGTCTCGAAGCTAAAGTCCATCGGACGCTCCGATGAGGGCCAGCAGCGACAACTCGGAGCCGTCATTCGTCAGCCGGGCCGTCTTGATATCGTAGACACGCCCGGCGTACCGGAAGCGCCACTTCTCGGGCTCCAAGCCCGGCACTGGGTGCAACGTCACTTGCACGAGATCGAGCGCGGTGTCCGCACCAGCCAGAATCTTCTCGCCCCCGCCGCGCATCGACCGCAGGCTCGGCGGATCGATGGACGCCCAAACCGCCGGCAGCGCCGTCCACGAGGTGATCGGCGTGCCGTATTCGTCCGTGCCGCTCTGGGTGAGCTGCTCCAGGATGATCTCGTGCTGTCGGCGGCCGGCGGCGCGCATCAGCCGGGCTTCCCTTTTGCATATTCGCGTGTGGAACTTCCAACCGTTGTTACCTCGAACAGACCTTCCGCATCGGCTGAGTCCGCAATAAGTTCGATCGTGCAGATGTTGACCGTATCGACCGCGGCGCTCAAGGTGACTGCGCGAACTTTCACCTCGACGCCGTCCACCCAGACCTGCCCGCGACCGTGCCCAGTCAGTTTAACGTGAACTTTCTGCTCGGCCATCTCAAACTCCTTGCCGCACGCGGAACGGGAACAGCAGCGCCGTGAAGCCCATCGGCAGCTCGATCGCATTGCTCAGCTCGGTGATGACGTACTCGCGATTGACCGCCCAGCCAGCGACGAGCAGTACGATCGCCTGCACGAAAGCAGCGTTGGCGACCATGCCGAAATAGGTCATGCGCGCGGCGAGCTTGGCTTCGGCCCAATCCTGATTGAGCTTTTCGAGCGCGATATCCGCCACGTCGCCCGCGTCCAGCAGTTGCCATGCGGCGTAGGCGGCATCGTAGGCCGCTTTGGCCGTGCCGAGTGCGGTGGGCGCTGCAGCTTTGGCCGTATCGAGCGCTGTCGCGTCGACATAGACGTTCCGGTTGAGAAACCGGCAAGCGTGCAGCTCGGCGGCATCGAGGTACGCCTGGAGCAGGGTATCCTCGCTCGTCCACGTAATGCGGCCCTGGGCCTTGGCTTGTTCGAGCGTGACGAGGCTCATGCGAGATGCCCTACGTAGGAGGCGGGGTTCGGATGCCCCCAACGATACAGGTGGAACACGTACGCGCCAAGTGCTACGCCGATCCGGCCGCCAGCCGCGCGCGCCGCCTCGCAGAAGAGGCGATCGAAATGCACCGAGTGCTCGACGAACGGATGCGCCAGCCACGACTGCTTCGAGAAGATCATCAGCATGCCGGCGGCAACGTCCTGCAGCGGGCGCACCGCCGTGCCGTATTCGTTCCAGCGCTGCTTGGCGATGGCGATGTGGACGCCGATATCGGCTTCCTCGCTGATCCGGCCCCCGTGCAGCTGCTCGGGCGAGCGCAGGCGATTCGTCATGGCGCCGATGACCGCGTAGTGCTCGCGCTGAGCTTCCACAATGGCCTCGATCTGCTTGCCCCACTGCGGCGCCAGGAACAGGGTGTCGCCGTCGCGCACGCAGATCCACGCGTCGTCGGGCAGCAATGCGATCGCCGCGTTCAAACCGCCGCCGATGTTGCCGGTCATCCAGGGCACGACGTGATGGATCATTGGAAGCTATCCAAGATTTGCCGGCGGATGGCGTTCGCCTGATCGAGGTGAAAGTGGGCGCGAACGTGCGCCGCCAATGCAGCCCCCATCTCGGCCGCCAGCCGCGGGTACGCCAGGCACGTCCGCATGTTGGCTTGCCAGCCGGCAACGTCCCGCGCCAGCAGCACGCCGGGCTCACGGTAGGGCCGCACGTCGGACGCCAGCAGCGGCAGGCCCTTGGCACCGGCTTCGAGCATCTTCAGATTCGACTTGCAGCGGTTGAACGGGTTGTCGGCCAGCGGCGCCAGCGCGGCGAGATGCCCGTCATACAACCCCATGTACTCGCCGATCCGCCGCGGTGGGTGCCGAGCCGCGCGCGGCGTCAATTGGCGGATGCGCTGCCATTCAGGATGCCGGTCGTCGTGCCCGGCGAAAACGACCGACTCGGAGTCGAGGGCAGCCGCCACCGGGGCCACATCTGGGCGGTGACTCGGCCCCGCGGCATAGACGAAGGTAGCGGCCCGCTCGGCGCTGGCCTGGGTGAATTGCCCCGAGTCAAAGGGCAGCGCATTGGGCACGATGACCACTCGGGCGTTGACCGTCGCGACGTGCCCGGCCAGCTCCGCGTTCGTGACCATCACCACGTCGGCCTCTGCCAGGCAGGCGCGGATGCGGGCCGGCGTACCGGCAGCGATCCAGCTGGCCGAGAGGTAGTGATCCGGCGGCAAATCCCAGAAGTCGTCGAGGTCCGCGAGGATGCGATACCCCTCGCGGCGCTTTTGCCGCAGCTGCGTGACGCCGCCGGGCACCGAGCGGTTGAAGACCAGCGTCGGCACCTTCACGTCGGTCTTCAATTGCTGGAAAGGCAGGAAGATGCGGTGATAACCGCAGGACGTATCCGGGCTGCCCTGCAGCTCCAGATGGCTCATGCCGGCGCCCTCGGGTGCGGGTAATAGAGCTGCGACGAGCCGAGTTCGGCCAGCCATGCGCCGCGATTGGCCGCGATGCACGCCGTCTTCGCCTCGGTGCTCAGGTTCGGCGTCGGGTGCTCGCCGAAAACGTCCTGGCTATGGATATAAGCCGAGGCCCGCACCGGGGACGGGAAGCCACCTAGCGCCAGCACCCGCCGGACGCGATCGTTGCGGCCGGTGTCCTCGTACCCATAGGTCCGGTAGGCCTCGTTGTAGTAGCCGACGCGCTCCATCAGCGTCCGCGTCTGGAAACTAAAGCAACCGACCGCCGAGTCCCAGAGCTGGATCTCCCCCGTGGTGCTGAGCAGCTTGCTCTTGAAAATCTCGGGCAGCCCGAGGAAATCGAGCCCTGACTCGTGGTGCTGGGCGATGAAATACTCGGCCCAGCCCGGCATGACCGGGTAGCAATCGTCGTCGAACAGAAAGAAGTAGTCGCAGCCCTCGGCCCAGAGCTGGCGCAGGACTTCATTTCGGGAATATGCGACCCCGCGCCTTCCCATATCGGTAAAGGTGACCTGGACGGCGCCGGGCGGCGCGAGCAGGTCGTGCAATGGCCGTAGCCCGCAGGTGATGACCCCGAGGCCGATCCTCATTTGTTGCGCCGCTGCTTGGCCGCATCTTTGTTCTGCGGGGCAGCGGGGACCATCTTCGCGCGCGGGGCGATCAGGCCGGCACGCTCCAGCTCCTTGCCGCGGCTCTCGCTGGCCGGCGTGAAAAGTTCGCCCGCATTGACGATACGGCCGCGCTCGGTCGCATCGAAGGGTTTGATGACTTGGTGCGTATGGCGCATGACGCTACTCTCCTTGGCTGGAAGGTGAGCGGGGCGCCCTAAGACGCCCCGCCCTCCAACATCCCCATTCCTGCCAGCGAAGATCAGGTGGCCGCGGTGAACGGACCGTAGACGAACGATTCCGGCCGGTACACGACCAGCGCCAGACGCTCCTCGGCGCGGATCGTCACCATGTTCTTGACGAAGTTGTCGCCGTCTTCGGTCGAGACTTGGACGTTGGCATCTTCGCGGTCGAACACCTGGGCCGCCATGTTGAACGCGCCGACCAGGAAGTGACCGGCCGGGATCGCGTTGGTATCCACGACGGGCAAGCGCCACAGCTGCGGGCTGGCGCCCGTGCCGACGTTCACCCAGACGTACTCGCCCGTGGTGCTCTTGGTCAGCTCGATATCCGCCCAGTCGATCGGGTTCAGCACGATGCCGCTGGCGCGGTACTCGGCGATGCGGACCTGCAGGATCGCCTTGCGCAACGTGTCGATCTTGTTGTCGCCGGCCGAGCGCAGCGCGTCGTCGAAAGCGGTCGCCTGCGGGATGAGACCCAGCAGGTTCTCGCCCGTGCCGTCGCCGGCCAAGAGCTGGGTCTCCTCGACATATTTCAGGCCGTAGGTCAGGCGGGTGTCGATGTAGCTCGACAGCATCGGCACGTCGGCGAGGATCTGCTTGGACGCCTTCAGCCAATGGGCCAGGGTCTTCACTGCCGTGTCGACCTGGGTCAGGCTTAGATCAGACTGCGGCTTCAGCGCGGCTTCCGCCACCGAGGCGGCCATGTTCTGGAAGCCCGACTCACGAACGTAGCGCACCACGTTCGAGCCGGTGCGGCCCGGCATCAGCAGGTCGCGGATGGTGAACGGGCGCAGCGCCGGCGTGATGATGCCCGGCAGCCAATCCGGCTGGATGGCGCCGCCCGCAGCACCCGTGCCGGTCGTGGCGCTGGTGACGCTGGTGACCGCCTTCAGCTGCAGGACCGCCGTACCCTTGCCCTTCGCGGCGAAGTTCTTGAAGTCCTCGGACTCGCAGAGCTGGGTGCCGGCCGACTTCTGCGCCTGCGCGTCGCCCGTGCCCTTCATGGACTTGATCTCGGCAATCTCCTGCTCGACGCCATTCAGGCGCTCCCGCAGGGCCACGCCCTCGGTCGCCGCCTTTTGCAGTGCCTCGATCGTCTCTTTGCTGGCCTTACCCAGCTTCTCGATTTCCTCGTTCGACTTGGTGACCAGGCCCTTGATCTCGGCATCCCGCTTTTCCAGCGCGGCCGCGAGGGCGGTCTTCAACTGCTCGGGATCGACGCCATCCTTGCGGCCGACGCGGTAGCCGGTGTGCTTGATCTTGCCGGACTGCTCGCCGCGGCGGATGCCGAGGGCGAAAAGGTTGAAAATGTTCATGAGTGCTTCCTCAGCGTGGGTTGATGACGGCCAGAAGGTCGGCCAGTTTCAGATCGCGGTTCTGGCTGTCAGCCTCACGCTGACGTAGAAGGTGGCTCAAGCCCTTGCCCGCGATGGCCGCGGCCTGAGTTTTCGAGAAGCCTGCCTCATCTCGCAGGAACGCCTCGAAATCCTTCAATGTGGGTAGCTTGCCATGTTCCAACGCATTTTTCACCCCGTCGACCCGCGCGCCGGGGCCGGCGGGAAAAGTGACCAGCGACACTTCCCAGAGATTGATCTCGGTCAGCGTCACGATGCCGGTCTTGGTATCTTCCTCCCACTTCGTGGCCACGTACCCGATCGAGAGGCCGTCGATGGCGCCCAGCTTGAGCAGCGCATAGGCTTCGGCGCCCTGCGCCGTGTCGAGCGCCAGTCGTCCGGTGACCTTCAGGCCCTTGGCGTCCTCGACCATCGTCAGCCACACGCCGATGGGCTTGTCCGAGCGGTGCTGCCAGAGCAGGTTCGGCATCTTACCGCGCTTGGCGTAATCCTTCAGCGATGCAGTGAACGCGCCCTTGGCGACGACCTCGTTGTAGCTGTCGACCTCGCCCCAGATCGAGGCGTAGCCGGAGAATGTGCCGTCGGCCTGGACTTCGGCGTCTTTCAGGTCCAAGGCCTGATTGAGGAATTTCATCTTCATGGCAGCGCGTCTCCGGGCGCCGGCGCGGTCGGCTTGGCGCCGAGTTCGCCCAGCTTTGAAAGGGGGACCAGATTGGACTGGACGGTCAGTTCATCGGCGCCCTCGATCGCCGGGTCGCCTTCCTTCGCGCGGATCTCGTTGCGCGTCATGTAGCCGTTCTGCGCCGCGCCCGAATACAGCGCGGCCCGCGCCGCGCTGTCGCCGCGTTCCAGCTCGTCGAGGTCGAAGGCCAGCACGCTCGTCGTCGGCAGCGCAAGCGCGCGCGAGACCGATTGCTCGATGCGGGTCAGGTAGGCCCGCAGGCCCGTCTTGATCCAGAGCAGGATCAGCGTTTCGAGGCTGGACGCCCATGAGCTGGCCTTCGACATGTAGCCCGCGAGCGGTGGCGGCGTGCCGAACCAATGGCACACTTCCTCGGCATTGAACAGCCGAGATTCGAGCATCTGGGCGTCGACCGGGTTCATAGTGATGGGGGTATACCCCATGCCGTTCTCCAGCACCATCGTCTTGCCGGCGTTGGAGCTGCCCGTGAACTGCTCGATCGACTTGCGCACGTCCTCCCGCAGCTCTGGCGTCGTGAAGGACTTTTCATAGGTGATGAAGCCGCCGGCCGACAGCCCCGAGCCGAAGACCTTGCCGCTGGCTTGGTCGGTTGCAATCGAGCGACCGATGGTCTGCCGGGCCATCGCGATCGGCGAGAGGCCCACGAGGCCATCCACGCCGAAGCCCTTGATATGCAGAATGTCGCTCGCCGGGAACTCCTGGCGCTGGTTGCCCCGCAGATAGGCGTAACGGATTTGCCCCGTTGCCATCTCCCGGTAAACCGTCACAAACTCGGGGCGTAGCGGATCGAGCGCCACGACGCGGCCGGCGACGCGCACCTTGACCGCGTAGGCATTGCCCCATAGGCACAACGAAGCGACCATCATTTCCCAGAACTCAACCGCCGTCATGTAGGCGTTCGGCGAGTACCGGAGCATGCGGTACACGGGGCTGCTGGTGGCCTTGACCAGCTTCCCGGCGGCGTCCGGCTGCTTCAGCTCCAGCGGCAGCGTCGCGACCGTCTCGGAGATCAGCCGCACGCAGGCGTAGACGGCTGCCACTTGTAGCGCGGCGCCGGAGCTGACCTGCACGCCGGAGTCGGAGCCGACGGAACGAAAGGGCGCCATGCCGTCCCGGGCGCCGCTGGGATACCAGCCGCTTCCGAGGTAGCCGAGGACGCCCTGGATGCCGTCGAAGAAATGGACGAAGGGATCTTTAAGCGCCATGCGGGCGGCCTCCGCGCAAGAGTAGGGCGAGGCCGAGCAGCTGGCTGCCGGCAGCGATGAGCGCCCAAGGCGCGCCGAGCAGCAGGCCGACGCCGGAGACGATCAGCCCGGCGCCGAGCACCAGGAGCAGCCCCACGAAGGCGGCCGGATTCACCCGGTCACCGGAGAGGCGAGAAAGCCCGACCAGTCATCCGGCTTTTCGCCGCTGGCCATGTACCGCCCCATCGCCATGCACAGCGCGACAAAGGGATCAATCTTCTTGTCATTGGTCTCTTTGTTCGGGTACACGTTGTCCTTCCTGTCCGCCTTGGCGACAACATTCGACATGGCCCATTCCATCACCTTGTCCCCGTTGTGGTGGAACTGCAGATTCAGAATCAGCGCCTCGATTTGCTTCATCGGCTCGGAGAAATTCAGCACGGTAGGCCCGAACTCTACGACTGGCAACCCCTCATCGGTCAGCGCAGTGACCAGCATGGTAGCATTGTGCGGGTCGTATGCAATCTCCGCCAGATCGACGACCTTGGCCAGCGCGCAAATGTCCTCGAAGATGAGCGAGTAGTCGGTAATGTTTCCCTCGGTCACCGTGAGCAGCCCCAGCGCCTCGTATTCCCGGTAATGCTCGTTCTGCGGCAGGTCGACCGTCGCGCGCGGCAGGTAATACTTGCCGAATCGGGTGAACGTGCCGTCGGTCTCGGGGAACAGCAGCTCCAGCGCGCACAAGTCGATCTTCGAGGCCAGATCCAGCCCGAGGTAGCAGCGCCGGCCGTGGTACTGCTGTATCCGCAGCGACTCATCGGCGCATGCGCGCCATTTCAGCAGGTCAATGAACGCGTCGCGCGCCTGGACCCAGATGTTCAGGTGCTTGGTCTTGAAGTGGCCCTGCTTGCGCGGATTGTTGATCGCATCCTGCTGCTGCGCGAGCAGGAACTCGGCCGAGACGCTGACGCCGAAGTTCGGGTTGGCCATGCGCAGCGCGGCTTCACTCGTCCAGTCCATATCCTTCGCATCAATCGTGAAGATCAGCGCAAATAATGTCTCGTCGCTCGTGGTGCCTTGGAGCACTTTTTGGCATTCCAGCCAGTCAGCGCGACACGGGCCCGCAGTGTTGTCGCCCGCGGTACTGACCACGATGCTGAGCGGCTGCTCGCGGGCGCCCATGCCCGTCTCCATCGTCGCCAGCTGCTCGTCAGTGATGTGCTCGTGGTACTCGTCAGTGATTGAGCAATGCGGGCTGCTGCCGTCGCCGGGTTTGCCGATGACCGGCTCGAACTTCGCCATGCTGCCAGGGATGGTGAGGCTCTTGGCATTGGCCTGGACGCCGAACCGCTCGCGGAAGTCGCGGCGGAGCATCGCCATCTGCTTCGCCGGGCCGAAGACCTCCCAAGCCTGCTTTTCGTTTGCGGCGCCGCTGAAGACCTCGGCGCCGGGCTCATTGTCCGCCGTGAGCATATAAAGCCCGATCGGCGCGACCATGAGCGACTTGCCATTCTTGCGCGGGATGTACCCGCGCGCCTTGCGGAAGCGGCGCTTGCCCGTCGTCTTGTTGAGCCAGCCGAAGATCGAGCAGTACCAAAAGCACTGCCAGGGCTCCGGCTTGAACAGCTCGTGCTTGGCGGCCCATTTGCCCTTGACGTGCGGGAAGCGCGTCGCGAATCGCGTTGCGCGCTCGGCAGCGTCGAAGTCGTAGCGATAGAGCCAATCGGCATTCTCGACCCGCGCCAGATCGCGCTGGTGGCGCTCGCAGGCGAGGCGAATCCATTCGCACGCGAGGATCGACCCGTCGAGCACGCCCGCGACGTAGCTTTGGGCCGACGCGCAGTGCGGATATTTCGACGGGTCAATCAGGATCACGGGCGATCGTTCTTGAAGACTTTCGCTGTTACCGACCCGATGCCGAAGGAAGCAATACGCGCGTCGAACCGCTCCCAATTAACGTTTTCACCTTTGCGCTGCGCGATTGCCCTCGCCGAAACCAGCAAATCTTCCAGTTCCCGCTCGCGGGCTGTTTTGTATTCGACGTCCATCATCGTCTCCCTGTCGGGTCAATCAAAATCATCGGTGGGCGCCTTGGGCTTCGGGGCGGTCACTTTGCCGCGGTCGGCCGGGCTGGCGCCCAAGCGAGCCATCAGGCTCTCGAATTGCTTGACGTATTTCACTTCCAGCCGCGGGATCGAGCGATATTCCAACGCGTCCATCGCGGCCACATTGCGCAGCATCATATGCAGCCGCGCCGCCTGCTCGACGAACAGCCGATCGCTGTGCCGCAGCACGCCCTCGGGGCACATGTCGATGATCTCAGCCCACGCCTCCTCAAAGGTGATGAGGGTCTGCCGCGGCGGGGCGCCGATGGGCCGCTCATCGGTCACCGCGCCGTTCACCCGGTCAGCGTAGCGCCCGCGATTGTGCGCGGCGCTGCCATTGAGCTGAAGAATATCGGCGGTTTTCTTGATCGCAGGCATCAGTGCTGCTTCCTAGTATTGCCCCAGCCGCCGTCTTCCCGCGCGGTTTTGGCACTGTGACAAGCATGGCATAAACTTTGAACGTTATTTTCGAAGTCCCAGAATTTCACGGGGTCACCGCCATGCGGCTCGATATGATCCAAGTCAGTCGCCGCGACGACATGCCCCTTGGCCAAGCAATGCACGCAGAGCGGATGGCGCTGCAAGTACCCAAGCCGCGCCGCTTGCCACTTGCGCCCGTAGCCCCTCGCGTGCGCCGAGCCGCGCGCCTCATGCACCCGGGGTTTCGGCTTGCCGGCGACCGGCGCGGTGCGCGCGAGGCCGCTACGGTGTACGGGCGGCCGGCTTGGCATCGCACTGTACCGGCTTGAACCATTCGACCAAGCGGCACAACCGTGCCGCGCAATGGTCGTAGGCGGCTTGGGCTTCAAGCGCATTGGTCACGATGGCGCCTACCGTCGTCGACTTGACGTGGATCGGGGCCTCGCAAAGCACCAGCAGCTCGTCTCCCGGGGTCGGCCTCTCAATTTTGGTGGTTACGGGCGGCGGGACAGGGCGTACCGTCGAGCACGCACCGAGCAACGTCAGGCACAGCGGTATCCAGCAGAGACTTAGCCTGAACATTGGTTTTCTCCAGCTCGACGAGTTTGGCCTTGACCTGCATGCTCGCAGCGTCAGTTTTCTTGAAGTCCTTTTGCAGCGATTGTATCTGCCGGCTATCCCTGGCGCGCAATTCCTTGAGGCTGGCGATCGCGGCGTCCTGCTCGACATTGGCACTGGCCAGCACTTTGATCGTGCCGTCGGCCAGCGCCGAATCATTCTGGAGCTTCTGCACCTGGGTATCGAGCTGCAGCGCATGGATACGCTGCGCCACGTAGAGCCCAGCCAGCGCGACCAGCGCCACGATCATCAGGTACTCAATGACGAGCCGGACGTGGCTGAAGACCCACGCGAAAAAGGTGCCCGCTGCGCCCCAAAGGCCGCCCCCGAGGCCCTTGGCGATAGCGCCTACGCTACTGGTGATCGTCATTGACTTGGCTCCGAGTGAGGCCGAGCTTGTTCCACACGAGGCGCTGCAAGAGCTGGATTGAGGCGTTTGCGCCGAGCCAGCCCGAAACGCCCACCGATACTGCCGTCCATTCTTGCGTCAGGTGCATCGCCTGGCAGATCCACATCACCAGCAGCCCCACCATGCCGGCCGAGATCGACTCCAGCACGGCACGCCCCCACGACACGCGGTGATGCGCGTCGAGCGTGCGCAGCAGATAGCCGAGGAAGCCGGCGACCGAGGCGAAAAAGGCGTAGGCCGCGCCGCGCAGGGCGGACCACCACCAGAGCGCTTCATGCGGGTCCGGTGGCGGCGGGAGCGTCTGCATCACAGCGCTTCCAGCGCCCGATGATAGAGCGCGGTGCGCTCCTCCAGCCCGTTGAGGCCGCCATTGATCCGCTTCGTGATCGCGGAGAAAAGCTGCTGATCGGCCAGCGCGTTGAGGTTGTGCGACTGCCAGAACCAGCCCGCCGAGTCCGCCGCGTTCTCGGGCTCCTCCAGCAACTCGGGGTGTGCGAGGAGATCCAGGCGCTGCGCCTTGCCGCACGCCGCGTAATTGGCCCGCCCGGTGACCTGGATCAGGCCGCGGCCGCGGAACCGGGGGCCGTCGCCGGGAAGGGTATTGCCGAGATCGGCGCGGCCCTCGTAGCCCGCCTGCGCCGCCGTCGGCCCCCATAGCTCGCGGACGTACATGAACCGGCCGCTCTCGTGCGCCACCTGGGCGAGGAAAGCGGCTTGGCGGAACTTCGTGTCGACGTCGTACTCGGCCATCGCCGCGGTCAAGGGCGCCGCCCAGAGCCGCGCGCGGAGCATGCCGCAGCCCGTGGCGGCGTCGAGCTTTTCGGCGTCCATCAGACGAGCTTTCGCAGCGCGGCGACGTGCCGGGTGATGAGTGAGTGCCTGCCGCCCAGCCACTTCGCCGCTTCCGCCTCGATCGCGGTGAGATGCGCTTCGGTTTCGGGCGAAGGACGGGGCTCGACGCGGAGCGAACGACGCTCGGCCGGCAGGGCACCAAGGTCCGTGCGCGGCGGAGCTGCCTCGGGGGTAGCTGAATCGTTCACGGGATGCCCTCGGAATGGCCACATGGTGGCGCGAAGGTAGCGTTCCGTTACGGGGCTGTCAAGCTGGCATTAACTGTACTCGGCGGTTCGGTAGCCTTGAGGACTTTGGGTGACTCTGGGTAAATTATGGGTAGACTTTTGGGTACTCTAAGTCTTTGATACTACTCTACTTCTTCTACTTTTACCTAAAAAACCATAAATAATAGAAGAAAGGTAGCCGCCGCTTCATCTATAAATATTACTGGACGGATTTTGCGCGCTGTAATCTTTATTATTTATTCTACGGCCCGCGCCGCCGCGCCCAGCTTTCTTCGTTTATTTACAGGCTTTTGGGTATTTGACTCTTGTATTGGCTCTGGCGTTAGCTTAGAGTCTACACAAAATCATACACAACTAAAGACGAAAAGGAACCCAAAATGGTCAAACGCGTCGCTGCGATGCTCGAAGCCGACTTCCCCTGCAAGATTTGCGGAGATAAGCTCATCTACCGCGCTAATTACCAATGCGTCGCGTGCAGCCGTCGGCGCGCCTATGAACGCTCGGACGATGAGTCGCGCAAGCGGAACGGGCTCAAGCCGACGGCTGCTGGAGGCGCCCGGCAAGCTCGGCGCGCCCTCATGGAAACTGATCGTGCTCTACGCGAGGTCGCCCGCAGCACGTCGGCGACGAAGTACCGTAGCTTGCGGGCTTGCAAACGAGGACACCGCGAGCCGGAGCGCTATACGGTCACCGGGGGCTGCGTTCTGTGCGCGGCGGCATCTTCCAGGCGGTCGTACTCGAGGATACGCAAGGCGTAGACGCAACAATCCGGCGTCAGGCCGCCTTCGGGCGGCTTTTTATTGCTCAAAATCAGCCTCGGGCCATCGAAAGTTTCATTTGCGGACGCGAAAGTTTAGTTGCCCACGCGGTCCCCGGCGCCGATCGCCCGAACAATCTACCCGCCCTCCCCATAGCCCGCAGCACGCCTGGCAGGCCCGAAGTTACCCACAGGCTTATCCACCGCTCGATCCATAAGTCACCCACAGGCTCACGCACCAATCCAGTGCACCGCTTTGCACCATCTTGGTGCAACCGCAGGCAGCACAACGCCGCGCCCCGCATCACCAGGGCAGGCGCATCACCAGGGCAGGCGCATCACCAGGGCAGGCGCATCACCAGGGCAGGCGCATCACCAGGGCAGGCGCATCACCAGGGCAGGCGCATCACCAGGGCAGGCGCATCACCAG